ACGTACTTAATATCGAGTTTAACTTGTGGTCATGGACTCGTAATATGTGTAAGTACGGTGATTTCTTCCTCAAGTTAGAAATCGCAGAAACATTCGGTGTTTACAACGTTCTACCTTATACTGTTTACAGTATGGTAAGACATGAAAGCCAGGATCCTAACGCTCCTGCTAAAGTAACATTTACCATCGATCCAGACGGAATCGCTTCATCTACCGATCCAAACTACATTCCTAGACATAAGGACAAAATTATTCAATTAGATAACTACGAGGTAGCGCACTTCCGTCTTCTTTCTGATACTAACTTCCTTCCTTACGGCCGTTCTTACTTAGAGCCAGCCAGAAAGGTATTCAAGCAGTTAATCCTTATGGAAGATGCGATGTTAATACATCGTATTATGAGAGCTCCTGAGAAGAGAACTTTCTACATCAACGTTGGTAACGTACCTCCTAACGAGGTTGAGCAGTTCATGCAGAAGACTATCAACCAGATGAAGAAGACTCCTTATGTAGATCCTCAAACCGGTCAATACAACCTGCGTTTCAATATGCAGAATATGATCGAGGACTTCTACATCCCAGTTAGAGGAGGAGATACTGCAACTAGAATCGATACTACTAAGGGTCTTGATTACGACGGCACAAACGATATCGCTTACTTAAGAGATAAGATGTTTGCCGCTCTTAAGATTCCAAAGGCATACTTTGGATATGAAGGAGACCTGCAGGGTAAAGCAACACTAGCTGCCGAAGACATCAGATTCGCTAGAACAGTTGAAAGAATCCAGCGCATTATCGAATCAGAGCTTACCAAAATCGCTCTTATTCACCTATACACCCAGGGCTACAAAGGAGAGAGTCTAACAAACTTTGAGCTTAAACTTACAACTCCTTCTGTTATTTACGAACAGGAGAAAGTAGCTCTGCTAAAAGAAAAAGTAGATCTAGCAGGTCAGATGATGGATAGTAAATTATTCTCTTCTGATTATATCTACGAAAACATCTTCAACCTATCTGAAGATCAGTACAACGAAATGCGCGATCTTATCAGAGAGGATAGCAAGAGAACCTTCCGTCAAACTCAAATTGAGAATGAGGGCAACGATCCAGCCAAGTCTGGAATATCTTACGGAACACCTCACGACCTTGCCTCGATGTACGGTCGTCGCGGATCAGAGACTTCTAAAGTACCTGTAGGATATGATGAACTAGCTGGAGCACCTAACCCGGAAGGCCGTCCAAGAGAGATGATGTCTATCTACGGAACTCAAAATGATCCGCTAGGTAGAGACAGACTCGGACAACATGATATGAAAGGAGGCTACGAATCCGAAAACGATAAACTGAGAGAAAGTAGTCTCGCTACTAAATCAGTGTTCTATCAAAATCAAGATCTATTCAAAGAGCGTAAGAAGCTAATTTTTGAAGAAGAGCATGCTGCTGAGACTAGTAACCTACTAGATGAAGGCAATATTAAAGATTTAGATAAGTAACATATATTTATATTAGTAGAATTACATACTCATGAAAATTAAACATTCTAAGTATAAGAACACCGGCCTTATTTTTGAGCTATTGGTGAAGCAGATCGCTGCCGATACTCTATCTAGGAAAGATTCCCCGGCCGTGAAGATCATGAAGAGATTCTACACTGGCAAAACATCGCTAGTAAGAGAATTCAAATTATACGAATACATCCTTAAAAACAAAGGAGTATCACAGCCCAAAGCTGAAACTATCGTTTCTACTATTATCGAAATTTCAAATAAATTAGATAGAGCTGCAATCAAAAAGCAGAAGTACGACCTAATTGCTGAAATTAAAAAATCATACGACCTAGAGGAGTTCTTCTCAATGAAGGTTAGAGACTACAAAGCTTTAGCCGCTATGTACTGCCTTATGGAGGCACAAAATGCAGAAGACCTATCAGATCCTCAATCTTTAGTAGACAACAAAATTACTATTCTAGAGCATTTAACAGCCAAAAAGCAAAACGAAACTGATGTTAAAGATGCATTAGTAGAAGAGTATTCAAAGTACGATAAGGATCTAAGACTTCTTACCTACAAGATCCTACTTGAGAAGTTTAACGGCGAATACGAAAACTTCCTACCTGAACAGAAAGCCATCCTAAGAGAGTTTATCACAGCTTCTGAATCTCAGGTTAAGTTAAGAAATATGATCAACGAAGAGTTAGAAAAAATTGCTAACGAAGTTGAAGCATTTAAAAATAAAGTACAGGACGGTGTCGCTAAAATTAAGCTTGACGAAGTTCACAAGTTAATTAAGCCTTTAGATAAAAAGACTCGTATCGACGATAACCACATTGTTAATTTGTTACAATACTACGAATTAGTAAATGAGTTAAAGTCCCTATGAAAAAGAGCGAATTCATCGACTTATTAAAAGAGCTTATCACAAATGAGCTTAACGAGATGAATGTAACAGGAGCTATTGCACCTATTGCAACTCCTTTCGCTTTTGCTAAAGGTAAAAAAGACAACAGAGCTGTTAAGACAATGAAGAGCTTTGGTTACACTAAAGTAGAAAGACCAAAGAGACCATCCAGCACAAAACTAGTAGACTACAGACAATGAGAACACTACAAGAAAAATACAACGCAGTTTTAGAGGGCACATTCTCTAAAGAGCAATTCAGGAGAGATGCTGTGATGCAGCTTCCTAACCTTGTTTCTAAGTTTAATAGCTTTGAAGACATGACTACTATCCTTAAGAATAGAGGTATGATTGCTGAAGCCAAGAAAGAAGAAGTAACAGCTTACAAAAAGCCTGAAGTAGAGACTGCTGACCTAATTGCACCGGACCTTCTAGATGACGGCATCAAAGCCGAACTTGAAGCTGCTAAGATCGAAGGAACTCCTTCTGAAGAAGAGTACGAAAAAGCAAAAGAAAAGGCTGCAGAGAATCTTGTAAAAAATCCTTTACATTATAAAGACGCTCAAACCATGCCTGAGATGGGCAAGAAAAAAGCCCTCAAAGAAGACTCACAGAATTCTTTCTTAAGAGCTCAAGAAAAATTAAGAGACGAGCTTTCTGATAAAGAGATGGCAGCAGCAGTAGCAGATGAACCTGCCAGCCTAGCAGCAGCCTTTAGGAAGAAAGTAATGAGTATGGCAGATGAGTTCAGAGGAACTCCAGAAGAAGTGCAAGCAAAACTTCTTGCTGCTTGGGAGGAATTTAAAACAAACTACCACGCTGATAAAGAAGGCGAGCAGGAGTTTGACAAGTACGCAGGTGCACCAATGGATGCTGAAATCCAAGAAGCAGGCGAACCTATGATGATTGGGGGTAAAGAAGTTGATCCTGAATCGCTCGAGTACGAGCCTGGTTTCGATTACGATAGTCAAGACCAGCCTATCTACGTTATCAAAAGTGCAAAGTTTGTAGGAGGAACCGCTTTAACTGATAGTGAAATTGATACTCTTAACAGTGAATATCCTCAACTTGCTAACCCCGAAGATGTATTTGAAGGTAAAAGAGCACAGCTTAAAGAAGCAGTTAAGGCTTTAATCAAGAAAACATTAGAAGCTTAATCATGGCAAATCTCTTAATTGAATATACGCCCTTCCGTCCTACGATCACCGAGTCCAAACAAAGACCTGGTGTATTTGAGGTGACAGGTGTTATGCAGAGAGCGGGTAAGAAGAATCAAAACGGAAGAATCTACGAAAGATCTATCTTAGAAAGAGAGGTTAAGAAGTATATGGAATCTTTTGTCAAGGTAGGAAACGCTTACGGTGAGCTAGATCACCCAGAATCTCCGATCGTATCGCTAAAAAACGCCTCTCACGTAGTTAAGGATCTATGGTGGGACGGAGATGACCTGATGGGTAAAGTAGAACTACTTAACACTCCTTCAGGAAATATCGTAAAAGAAATCATCAAAGGCGGACACACAATCGGTATCTCTTCTAGAGGTACAGGTTCAGTTCAGCCAATCGGTGAGAATACGCTAATGGTTAAAGACGACTTTGAGCTAGTGTGCTGGGACTTCGTATCGAATCCTTCTACACATGGTGCATTTTTAAACCCAGTTTCTCTTAATGAAGCCAAGCAGGTAGTAGATCGCTACGCCAAGCTTCACGGCATTATGGGAGACATCTTGAGAAACTAATTATGGAAAACTTCGATTTAAAAAATTTCCTAGTAGAGAATAAGCTTACTGGAAACTCAAAGCAGCTACAGGAGTACGAGATGGAGAAAGTAGGAGAGTCTACTATGTATGCTTTCAAAACAGAGAAAGGAGCATCAGTAAAAATTGCTGCTGAGAATCTCCCCAAATACATTAACGGTGAAATGGAGCGTAACGGAAACAAGCCAGTAACGCTTACCTTCACTCAGAAAGTAGAAACCACCCCAGACTTCAAAATCACTGGACACACCGATGATATGGGACGTCCAATGAACGTTTAAAACTAAACCTTAAATTTTATTTGTTATGACATCACAAGAGTTATTTGAAAAGATTGATGCCCTGTACCAAGAGTTTGTGGCCAACCACAACAAGGAAACCAAAGCAGCCAAGGCAAGAGCTAGAAAGGCTTTAGGAGAACTTAAAAAACTTGTTACAGAGTACAGAAAAGTTTCAACTGCTGAAAGCAAGGTAAAATAATGGCAAAGTCAGCTAAAAAAAGAGAAGCTGCTTTCAAACCTAAAAGCAGAAAGACCCAGCTTAAGTTCAATAAAAGAATGCAAGCAAATAACCTGGTCTTAAGCAAGTTAGAAGCTAAATAAATCTCCCTTGGGCGCTACCTTGGGTACCCTGGCCGAAAGGCTGGGGTTTTTTGTTTTCGGTAAAATGGGGTATTTATATATGAATATATCGTCAGATACGATATCCCAAATACACAAACTACTATTACACCCCACGTTTGAATTTAATGGGTGTACAAATCCAAAGTTAACATCATGGCTAACAAAGATTTATTTAAGCAGGCTATTGCCGATGCTAAATCTATTCGTGAAGCTGCTATTGCTAACGCAAAACTCGCTTTGGAAGAGTCTCTAACTCCTCAACTAAAAGAGCTTTTAGCTCAACGTCTCGCTGAGATGGAAGAAGAGGATGCACCTGCTGCCGTTGTTGCTGAAGAAGCAACAGAAGAAGTAGCTGAAGAGTCTCTTGAAGAAGCAATCGGACCAGACGGCCTACAGGAAGTCGAAGCCGAAGAGGAAGGCGAAGAAGGCGCTGAAGAAGAAGGTGAAGCAGAAGGCGAAGAAGAAGCCGGCGAAGAAGCTGAGGGTGACTCTGAAGAATCAGAGGACGAGGCTGAAGAAGAGGAAGTTGGTGAAATGAGCGTTGAAGACCTTAAGGACTTAATCCGCGACGTACTTATGCAAGTAATGGGCGACGAGGAAGCGGCTCAAGAGGACGAGCTTGAAGCTGGTGCTGAGGACATGGGTGCAGAAGATATGACTGCTGTAGATGATACAGAAATCAATATCGCTGAACTTATGGCTGAATTAGCTGAAATGAATATCAACAACCCAGAAGTACCAACTGCACACGGTAATATCGCAGAAGTAGAAGAAGTAGAAGATCCTCTTATGGAAGCTGCTATTAAGGAAGTTATGGGAGGTCTTAAAGAGACTACCCATAAATACCTTAGAACAATGGCAGAAGCTAGAGGATGCTCCATGGAAGAGCTTGTAAAAGAAGCAACAAAGATGGGAGCCCTTGCAGAGATGAGTAAAGTTTCTAAACTACTTAACGATATAGCTGAACTAGGCGAAGCTCCTTTTATGGAAACTATCAATAAGCTTATTCCAGAGAAAACTTACGAAGGTGATTATTCAATGGAAGTAGCAGAAGGTGAAGTTGATGAAATTATGGTAAGCGGCACTATCGCTATGGTAAGCGCTCTAGCTGCTATGCTATATGGAGCTAAAGTCGCTTCAGACAAGGATAAGGCTGAAGCAATGGCAAAGCAACTTATTAAAAAAGCTGAAGCTGGGGAAACACTTACCCCTCAAGAGCAAGCAGCTATCGATAAGTTAAATGCAGAAGCTAATAAAGAACCTGGTTTCTTCGGAAAACTTGGTGCTAAGTTAGGTAAACTTGCTGACACTATGGGCATTAACAAGCCTACTACACATGCAGGTGCAATTCGTGAAAACGAACTTTCTGAAGCTCTATCAACTATCGAAACTCTTCGCAATGAATTAAACGAGACTAACTTACTTAACGCTAAGTTACTCTACGTAAACAAAGTGTTCAAGGCTAACAACCTAACTGAATCACAGAAAGCAAACGTAATCGCTGCTTTCGACAAAGCTGAAACAGTTAAGGAAGTTAAGCTAG